GCTAATCCATTCTGGAAAATTGTCGTCAAAACCACGATTCCAAAATTGACTAAACCAGTTGTTTTTACCACGAGGTGTTGATATAAAGATGGCTTTGGCAGTGGGCTTGTCTAGAGTAGGACGTAGTGCAACGTTAAATGCAGCCTCGCCGCCTTCACCCAGTGCAGCTTCATCAAATATGATTAAGTCGTACGACCTACCAACAGTTGAGTCAACTGTTGATAGCGAACCCATGCGAATGGTTGACCCATTTGAGATTTCAATGATCTTGTCTTTTAAGTTATCACGAGTAATTTCCAAATCAAAGTGCTTGATTAGTTTACGTTGTAGCTCAAAACTGATGCTGCTGAGATTATAGTTTGGCGAAATAATAAGTACATTTGACCCAGGCACTAAACTCACTAACTGACCTACCACATTGGCAATGTAAGTTTTACCTAGGCGGCGTGCAAGTGCGGCACAAACGAATCTGTACTTGGGGTCGTTGACGGCGTTGATTAGTGCGATTTGGGGTCTGTTGATGGTTTCCCAAATTCCCAGTAGCTTTAAGTAGTTGGTAATCGGCAGTTTAATAAATCTGGTTGAGGCTGGGAAATCTGTGATAACTTCCGAGTTAACATCTGGACGACTAATAGTTAGCATTAAATACCTTCGCCAGTAATTAGCTGTTGCACTAGTTTTGAATACTTTGATCCATCTAGGCCCTCGTTGATCTGTACATTGACTTGACGCTGAGGTGCAGTGCCAGAACGAATTTTTTCCAGCTGGATTTCCTTGTCCAGTAAATCCATTGACATTTTGTGTGATAAGGCAAGTAGTTCCGATATGTCTTTTTGGGACCCGGTACCAGCTTCTTCAAGTTCGGAAAACTTTTGTTTGATTAGGGCATCCATGGCCCGGCGCATCAAGAATCTGTTGTTGTATCCTGAGTCCATGAACACCGAATCAATATATGTTTTAACTTCACGACGGGCTAGTATGCTGGTCACAGTTTCAACATCCAAGTCAAGTTCTTGGGCGACCTTGCGGGCATCATTAATTTGAAGATAACAATTAGCTACTTCCAGTGCTTCTGGGGCAATTTGTATAATTTCAGCAGGTAGGTGTTGAGTCATGGTAGGGTATCCTTTTGGGTTAATTATACTGGGTTTTGAAAATTTTCACAAGTGTGTTTTTTCAGAGGCTTTTTGTTGAGTATTGTTGGTTTACGCACCGAAAAGGTTTAGGGTAAATTTTCATAGATAGGCCGTGTGGGTGGGTCCAGTAGCATACGTATATTTTGTAGTCTAATAACCGCCCCAGTCAGTATAACATAAAATCTATCATGAATCAATAGGGGTAAACACCTAGAAAATAATTTAAAAATCTCTTGACGACTTAGAATTCTATGATATAATAAACACATGACAACGAAACAAGACTACAACGAAGCCTGCAAAGCGATTGAGGCATATAACCCTACGGCATGGAGTATTTGCCAACATGGAGACGATACTTTTTCTGCACGTGTTGGCTTCTGCATGGCTTACTATGTTATAATCAACAACAAGATAATTGGAGATGTTTGGTATGAATAAGCTAAAAGAATTTTGTGATCTTGCACTTGCAATGACTTTACTTGCAATGCCTTTTGTGGTATACTTCTATCAAATGAAACCCTAACCCTTTCCCTTAACCCTTAACTTTTTAGGACTTTAAAATGACTGCAAAAACTGTGAACTATACCCCCGAGCAAACTGCTATGATGGTTGCTGATTATCAAGCGGGTACAACTGTTGAATCTTTGGCTCTTACATTGGGTAAGACTGTGCGTTCTGTTGTTGCTAAACTCTCACGCGAGAAGGTTTACATTGCCAAGACATATGCCACCAAGACCGGTGAGGCTGTTATCAAAAAGGATACAGTAGCCGATTATATTGGTGAGGCTTTGGGCTTGGGTGAGGCTGATACAGAATCGCTTACCAAAGCCAATAAGGCTGCACTAAAAGCAATCGCTGATTTCATCAAGGCTGAAAAAACCTGATGGACTGTAGGGGCTTTGTCCCCTATAACCCAAATGCGAATCATTCGCATTTGGGGGCGCCAATTATATCACATATAATTGGGCGGTGTCAATAGGGGTTTATCCCTATGTTGTATTTTTACACACTTGACTTTTAAGCTGTTTTACTGATATAATAAACACATGAACAAGACATACACCCCTTCCCAGATTAGCCGCTTTCACCGCTTTTGTGATCGTCATGGCTTGCGTTTTAATAACATGGTAGAATATAATTCTGCTATTAAACAATTTTTCCTGAAAGACTAATATGACTAAAAATCAATTATTGATTGACCTACAATCTGAAATGTGGGATTTTTATAAAGATGTGCATGGTATGCGTCCAAGGCATTGGACGCAAGAAAATTGGGATTCCATGGAATTCTTGCAAGAACAAAGAATTTTGTTATGTGACATTGTAGACAAATTCACACCAAAAGAGAAAAAAGAAAATGGTTGGGGATTTGATAACTTTCTAGCCAAGGCTGTTGGCCCTGCTAGAGCATGATACAATAGCCCTACTGTGAGTAGGGCTATTTGCGCCAAATTATACCATATAATTTGGGGCGGCGTCAAGGATTATTTACTAGGTGTTTTCACCTATGTTGTATTTTTGCACAAATGAAAAATAATTGCTTTATGCGCGTTTTTTCGGGTATAATTCACTCATACACTGAAAAGGACTCTAAAATGGCTAAAATTAATCGTTGCTCTATTTATGATATGGACGGCACAATCGTTTGCAGTTTGCACAGATATAAAACCATTATTGATACTAATGGCGAACGTATTGATTTAGATTATTGGAGACAAAATGAATATCGTGCAATGGATGATTCTCTTTTGCCATTAGCCCAACAATATCGGGCAGATTTGCAGGATGAAAATTGTTTTGTGATTATTGCCACTGCACGGGTTTTGCGTGATACTGATAATCAATTTATTAATGAGATTCTGGGTGAACCCGATTATATTATCTCACGTTGCGATGGCGATTCTACTTCAGGCGGTAAATTAAAAATCGCGGGTTTGGCAAAGTTTTTTAATCTAAAATCATTTGCTAACGCTGAATTTACATTTTATGAAGATAATACCACTTATTTAAAAGCGGTTTGCGACAGATTTAATATTCGGGGTGTTTATATCCCCTCACGTCAAGGTCACTAATATATAATCCCTTCGGGGATTATAAAGGATAATATGATTAAATCATTTGCAAAATTAATCGGGCATTTTATTATTAATCGCCCCGATAAAATACTAATCACAATAATATTGCCAATTCTTATGATTATGACTTTTAATTATCGGGATAATCTGCGAGAATATAAAGATTTTATATTTGACCGATAAAACACTGTTTCACGTGAAACACAAAAACTGTTGTTTTTTAGCAACAGTTTGCGCCAAAATTATAACATATAATTTTAGGCGGTGTCAAGCTTTTTTTTATAACTTATTTTTTGTGTGTGATTAAAATACAACAAGTTTAGGGCATTTTTTCGGGTATAATTGGCACATGGACAAAAAAATTCTTCAAAAATTGCTAATCGCTGAGACTGCGACAATTTGGGATTCGCTTTGCGAAATGTACCCAAAATTATGCAAATTTAATCCACCAGAAATTAATTTGTGTGGTAGGCTTTGGCGTACCGCTGGAATGTGTTTTCAAGAATCACGCACAATCACACTTGGTTCAAAATTTTTCAATCATTCCGAATTGTATAATAAACAAATGTTTTCGGTTATTTTGCCGCATGAAATTATACATCAAGCCGATTATGATTTATTTGGAAATTGTGAAAAAAAATGTGGTCATGGCAAAAAATGGCAAAAAATCATGGTAGAATATGGTTTACCCGCTGATTCTTATCACACAATGGAAATTAAAAGAAAATGATTAATATTTTATCTTGGTTTGGTACTGTTGTTTCAATTTTGGGAAGTTTTGCCGTAGCAAGCAAAAGTTTTCAAATTGGATATGTTTTGTTTACTTTTGGTTCTTTGGCTTGGCTTATTGTGGCTTTTGTGAAACGTGATAAAGCCCTAGGGGTTTTGAACGGCACATTTTTTGCGGCTAATCTGTTGGGAATTTACAACAACTTTTTTTAAATTATTTTCGGTTTTTTCAGTTTTTCCGCAAAAACTGGGTTATAATCTAATCTAGGGCAAACGCTCTAAAATGCG